GAACTACCACCGGGACGGTTTCACCCTGAAAGAAGCCTACACGATTCTGCAGCTGTTCCACGTACCCATCGAGCAGCTGCACGAGGTTTTCCCACCGTGCCCCGGCAAGTGATCCCGGTTTACAAATGCCGCCGGATCGCGCGCGACTGGAACGAATACCTGACTGCCCGGTTTGGAGAGCTTTTTGAAAGGAGGGATATAGATGAAACGAACCTTGGGATTACTGGCTGCTGTATGGCTGATGCTTGCCCTGGCATGGGCAGCGGAAGCGACGGCGGACACCACAATGTACGTGCATGTGCGGGACGGCACCTACCTGAACGCCCGGCATAACCATGCTGCCGACAGCGCCGTGGAAATGCGGCTGTACCGCGGGGACGCCGTGGAGGTAGTGGCGCTTGACGGTGGCTGGGCAGAAATCGAGGGCGGGGAAGCCGGCACGTGCTGGTGCTGTGTGGACTACCTTGCGGATTACCCGCCGGATCAGGATGCACCGCTATACACCGTGGTTGCCAACGGCCGTGTCCGGGTAAGGCAATCGCCGGATGGCAAGGCCGTGCGATACCTGCAGGACGGCGACGCCGTGGAAGTGCGCTTCGTGATCGACGGCTGGGCGTACATCGGCAGCGGATATGTAATGGCTGATTACCTGGAACGGGGGGATAACAATGAATGACAGACAGTTGCACCCGGTACAGCAGCAGTATCTTGATACCAAGGATAAAATCGAAGCCCTTGAAGTTGCCATGCTCCCCTTGAAAAACGAGATGAAGTTGCTGAGAAAGCAGCTTAAGGAGGCAGAAGGGCAACTTGTAGCGTGGCTTAAGCGGCATTTCCCAGACTCGTATGACATGATGGGGAACTACGCCCGTGTGGACATGGCCCTGCACATCGATGCATCCACCGTGCCGCCGGATGAGCCTGAACCTGACGATGTAAACAAATAGAGCTCACGCGGCAACGTGAGCCCTATAGACCCTGAGAACAATTTACTATGGATATTCTAGCACAGCTAAAGGAGGATTGCAATGAAGATCCACCAGTTGGAAATCGAAAACGTCAAGCGTGTCAAAGCCGTGAAGATTACCCCGGCGCAGAACGGCTTGACGATCATCGGCGGGAAAAACGGGCAGGGTAAAACCAGCGTGCTGGACGCCCTCGCCTGGGGGTTGGGCGGCGACCGTTTCCGGCCCAGCGCCGCGCAACGCGAGGGAAGCACCCTGCCGCCGAACATCCATATCACCATGAACAACGGATTGGTGGTGGAACGCAAGGGCAAGAACAGCGACTTGAAAGTGATCGATCCCAGCGGCGAAAAAAGCGGCCAGCAGCTGCTCAACAGCTTTGTGGAGCAGCTGGCGCTTGACCTGCCCCGATTCATGCAGGCGAGCGGGAAAGAAAAGGCTTCGACACTGCTGCATATCATCGGCGTGGAAGATCAACTCAATACGCTGGAACAACAGGAAACCATGGTATACAACCGCCGCCTGGCCATCGGGCAGGTGGCTGACCAGAAGGAAAAATATGCGAAGGAACAGCCTTTCCATCCCGGTGTGCCGCAGGCCCCGGTGAGCGCCGCGGAGCTGATCCGGCAGCAGCAGGCCATCCTCGCGCGCAACGGTGAGAATGAGCGCAAACGGCAGAACCTTACACAGCTGCAGCAACAGGCTGCGGCTGTGCAGGCGCAGATCGACGAACTGCTGGCAAAACAGCAGACGCTGCAAGCCGATCTGGCAACCGCCCGGAAATCCGCTGTTGATCTCAAAGACGAAAGCACCGCCGAGTTGGAAGCGAACATCACGCAGATCGACGAGATCAACCGGAAGGTTCGGGCCAATCTGGATAAAGACAAGGCCGAAGAGGATGCCCGGGAGTACCGCAAGCAATACGACACCCTCTCCAAAGAGCTGGATGCGGTGCGCACGAAGAAAACCGACCTGCTGCAGAGCGCCGATCTTCCGCTGCCGGAACTGACCGTACAGGAAGGTGAACTGCTGTACAAGGGGCAGCAGTGGGATTGCATGAGCGGCAGCGATCAGCTGCGGGTTGCTACGGCCATCGTACGCAAACTGAATCCGCAGTGCGAGTTCGTGCTGCTGGATAAACTCGAGCAAATGGATCTGGAAACACTGGAGACATTCGGAACCTGGCTGGAAGCAGAAGGTCTGCAGGCGATCGCTACACGGGTATCTACCGGCGGAGAATGCAGCATTATCATCACGGACGGCTACGCGGAACAGGAGCTGCCGCTTACCCCGACGGGCACCGAAGGCGCTACAACTGTGACGGTTCCGCGATATCAGGAAGGAGTGTTCTAGTTGAATATAAGTAAAGCGAATATTCTGCTTGCAATGGCTAGACGAGAAATGCGAACGGTAGATGTAGCTGCTGAAGCAGGATTAGCGATTCAGACAATAGCGACGATCATGCGCAAGGGTAAATGCAAGCCGATAACTCTTGGTAAAATCGCCCGTGCGCTGGACGTCCCGCCCGAATCTTTAGTAGACGAGGAGTGATTGGAATTGGAGATTATCAAAGGGAAGGTGAGCAGAGCGCAAAAGGTGGTCATTTATGGCCCTGAGGGCATCGGCAAGACCACACTGGCGTCACGGTTTCCGGAACCGCTGTTCTGCGATACGGAGGGTGGCAGCAACCATATGGATGTTGCCCGTACGCCTGCGCCAACCAGCTGGAACATGTTGCTGTCGATCGTAAAAGAGGTGGCGGCATCGCCGGAACTGTGCAAAACCTTCGTACTGGATACAGCGGACTGGGCAGAGCGCTTGTGCATCGATCACGTATGCAGCGTGCACGAGAAAAAGGGCGTTGAAGATTTCGGCTACGGCAAGGGCTATGTGTACGTGTATGAAGAGTTCGGGAAGCTCCTGAACCTGCTCAACGATGTAATCGACCGCGGGATCCATGTCGTAATTTCAGCGCACGCGCAGCTGCGCAAGTTCGAGCAACCGGACGAGCTGGGCAGTTATGACCGGTATGAGCTGAAGCTCTCCAAGAAAACCGGCGCACAGGTGGCCGACATGATCAAGGAATGGTGCGATATGCTGCTGTTCCTCAATTACAGAACCATCGTAGTCAACGTGGACGGCAACGGCGCGGCCAAGGGCAAGAACAAGGCACAGGGTGGCCAGCGGGTGATGTACACCACGCATACCCCTTCGTGGGACGCGAAAAACCGCCACGGGTTGCCGGAAGAACTTCCGATGGATTATGCAGCCATCGCCGCATACTTCTGCAATATACCCCAAACAACCACGCCGGCCACGCCTGTTCATGCACAAATTCCACCCACGGTTCCACCGGTAACGGTACCGCAGACAGAAGCACAGGGTATGGAAGAACTGCCAAACAAAACCCCGGTATCCGATCTTCCCCAGGCGTTGCTTGACCTGATGGCAAAGTACGAAGTGTTGGAAACCGAAATCATGTATGTGGTCGCCCAGAAGGGATACTACCCCAACGAAACGCCGGTTGAGAATTACGACCCGGATTTTATAAAGGGTGTGCTGATCGGCGCATGGCCGCAAGTGGAAGCGGCCGTATTGGATAACCGCGAGAAAGTACCTTTTTGATTAAGGAGGATGAAACGATATGGATAACAACGAGATGCGCGAGTTTGGCTGGGACGATACCATTGAAAAGGATTCTGCCTATACGCTGGTGCCTGAAGGTGACTATCAGTTTACCGTCAAGAGTTTCGAACGCGGACGGCACCCCGGAAGCGAAAAACTGCCTCCCTGCAATGTAGCGGTATTGCAGCTGGAAGTAACCGATGGCAGAAATACCGGATTGATTACGCGCAGGCTTTTCCTTCACTCGAAAACAGAAGGCATGCTGTGTGAGTTTTTTACCGCAATCGGCCAGCGCAAGCATGGGGAACCGCTGAAGATGAACTGGACGTCCGTGCCCGGTTCGAAAGGTCGCTGCAAAGTCGTTGTGGAGCCGTACAACGGAACGGACTACAACGATATTAAACGGTTTTACGAATACGACGCAGGCAAAATGGCAGCGCCAACCGCTCCGCCGCAGAGCGCATACGCGGCAGGCAGGTTTTAACTGCCGCGTGCCGGGCAGAAACAGGCAGGCAGAGCAGCGCGCTGTACGTAGGCGCGACTGACCGCGGCGCTACCAAGCCCGCCTTTGCCTGCCTGCCCTTCCGGGGCGGGCTACCAAGCCAAACCGAGGGGAAGAAGCAGTTTTACCGGCGAGTTAGAAAACCCATGTATGGGAAGGAGACACCATGATACAGACCAGCTTTTTACAAAAGGAAGCAAGCGCGCCTGTTCCTCAGCCCATGACCTTACGCCCGTATCAGGAAGAGGCGAAAGACGCTATTCTGCAGGAATGGGATAAAGGCATCCGGCGTACCTTGCTGGTGATGGTAACCGGCGGCGGGAAAACGATTATCTTTTCCAAGGTAATCGAAGAATGCGTGCGTAATGGCGGGCGCGTGCTGGTGCTGGCACATCGCGGAGAGCTGCTCGACCAGGCAGCGGACAAGCTGGTGAAATCCACCGGCCTGCAATGTGCCACCGAAAAAGCGGAGTTAAGCTGCCTGGACAGCGAAAGCCGCTGGTACCGCGTGGTGGTCGGCAGTGTGCAGAGCATGATGCGTGAAGCGCGATTGGGTCGTTTTGCGCCGGATTACTTTGATGTGATCGTGGTCGACGAAGCGCACCATGTGCTTGCGGACAGCTACCGCCGGATTCTCGATCATTTCGAAGATGCCAAAGTGCTGGGCGTTACCGCTACCCCGGATCGCGGAGATATGAAAAACCTCGGGGCCGTATTTGAAAGCCTCGCATACGAATACACACTGCCTCGTGCCATCCGGGAAGGGTTTCTCAGCCCGATCAAAGCCATGACAATACCGCTGAAGCTTGATATCAGCGGGGTAAGTATGTCCGCCGGAGATTATGCCCTGGGTGGGCTGGGAACGGCGCTGGATCCGTATCTGGAACAGATTGCCGACGAGATGGCCAAGGCATGCATGAACCGCAAAACGGTGGTATTTCTGCCGCTGATCGCCACCAGCAAGAAGATGCGCATGCTGTTGGAGCGCCGGGGATTTCATGCCGCCGAAGTGAACGGCAACAGCACCGACCGCGAGGAAACGCTGGTTGCTTTCGACCGCGGGGATACGAATGTATTGTGCAATTCCATGCTGCTGACCGAGGGCTGGGACTGCCCGAGCGTGGATTGCATTGTAGTGCTCCGGCCTACGAAGATCCGAAGCCTCTACTGCCAGATGGTGGTCCGCGGAACGCGGCTGTTTCCCGGCAAGGAGCACCTGTTGCTGCTGGATTTC